TAACTCCATCCTCAATCAGTTTATCCATAACCTCTAAGCAATCACCATTATATATTTTGTATTTTTCGTCCATAATTAACACCCCCTAAAAAAACATTTTTATTTCTTCTTTATCTAACTTTACTACATATATATCATCTTTAATGATATACTTTTGTTTCTTTATTGGTTTATTCCAATCAGCTCTCTCTATATGTCTAGTAATAAGTTTATTAAAGTTTTGTAGTTGATGACCATTTAATCTATAACAACTGTGTTTTATACTATTAATAATGTGTCTAACATCATTGCATAAAAAATAGTTGTTTGGAGTCACCACCAAATAATTATTAGTACTTATCATAATATTCCTCCTTTTTTAGTTGAAAAGAATTATGCAACTTTGTTGCATAATAATCTCCCATTGCGGGATTCTTTATTTATTTTCAGGATAACTAATATTTAATATCTATATATAGTATAGAATTATTTGCGATTTTACTAACTACAAATTTAAAAAATTTTTATTTTAAAAAAGGTTTTTTTATATAGTATAGAAAATTTGAGCGTTTTACTAACTTAGACCTAAAAAAAATAGAAGGATTAAATCCTTCTATTAGTTGTGTCATGTTTATAATCATTATCAACTTGATAACTAGCACGATTACTACGTGGCATGGGTTGATTAACATAGTTTTCCATTTTAGAACTAAATAGAGTTTGTGGTCTAATATACATTTCCATATTAGTTCCACCCCACTCAGCTATTTTTACATCAATCACATATTTAAAATCTTCTAATGTATAACCTTCTTTTAGTCGGGCGGAAATATATCTGACAGTATTTTTAGCATCATGTTTATATTTAGTTCCTGCTCTATTATTAAGATAGTCTATAATTTCTTCTATTAATTTAGTTTGTACAGTTGGTGCACTACTTTTAGTAGTAAATCCTGGTAATGCCATTATTTCACCCTCTTTACTCTTAAAGTTTTATATTGTTTCTCTCTATAAGCTGGAGCTATGTCGTCAGTACTTATTAGACCACCATACATTAATTCCTCTAATTTATCTTCATCTACAGTATAAGTTTTAATTAGACAGTCCATTATTTCAGGTTTTTCTTGTGCCATATTTAATAATATTTGGATAAGTGTATCATCATCTAATTCACTTTTAGTATTAGTAGTATAAGAAACTTTTATGCCATCGTATTCTCCTTTAGTAATACCCTTCTCATCTAACATAGTTTTAGTGCTCTTGATTAAGTCATTTTCAATCTCTTTATTCTTTTTATTGAGTTCTTTTATCTCAGCTAGTTCACTTAATAAAACCCCTAAGTCCTTCATTTTTTAGCCTCCTTAAGTAATTAATCTATGAACCTCATAAAACCTGTTTTAAGTAGGTAATATGAGGTCATATCACTATATATAGTATAGAATTTATCTATTATTTACTAAGTTACCATTATATTTATCACTGACATTTTTCATAGTCCCTCTTTTATTAGTTTTCATGAACTCAGTAAATGTGTCAATGTCATGTGCTGCAAAATATTTAGCGTGTTGTTGACCCAATGTTATGTAGTTTGGTAATCTACGTTGTTCTACAGGTAACTGATCTTCATACTCATACCATCTTAAAATGGTAGCTTTTGTTCTACCAATAATTGCTCCTATTTCTGTTAAACTATAATACATATTTCCATCTATTATCTTCATATTCTATCCCTCCATTATATCCATAAATAATTTTTTATTATCCACTACCTCGCTAGATAGTGCTTGTTTACTTTTTACTATATTATGTACTTTTTCGTCTATAGTATCCTTACATATTAGAGTAATAATATTTACAGTTCCTTTTGTTCCTATTCTATGACACCTGTCCTCAGCCTGTTGTTTATCTGCACTACTCCACGGCTCATCCAAGAAGATCACCGTATTAGCTTCATTAAGAGTAAAACCAGTACCTAGACACCCTATTGTACCTAATATAACCTTGCATTTAGGGTTTTCCTTAAACTCCTTGAGTAATTTATCCTTGTCCTTCACTTGAGAGGTTATACAGGCTGGGTTATACATTTCTAGTAGTTCCGCAGCCGGTTCAATCACCCTCGCCCAGTTACTAAAAATAATCACTTTACCTCCATTATTAACCACTTCATACACTATCTCCACCATACGTTTATATTTTACATTGTTTACTTTATGTGTAGTCAGAATATCTGGATTACCTGTAACTTGTCTCAAACGTGTTAGAGCAGTTAATGGATTCGGTAATAGAAGTATTTTATCTATATTATCCTGTATAGTTTGTTCTACTTCTTTGTATATTTTAGTTTGGCCTGCATCCATCTCCAGTAACTCATTAGTGTATATTTTAGGTGGTAAATCTAATACATCTTCTTTTCTACGTCTTAGCATATATTTGTCTAGTCTACTTTGCAGCTCATCTAAATGTTTGTAACCCACTATTTGGTATCCACCAAAGCCACCCATGATACAGTAATGGTTTTTAAATTGAGTTAAACTGTGGTTTTCTACCTCTAGCCATTTCAGTACATTGTATAAATCTATAGCAGCATTCATTATCGGCGTTCCTGTTAGTGCTAACTTATAATATGTGCAGCAACAATGAATGGCCTTTCCTTGGATGCTGGTGGAGTTCTTACATTTATGGATCTCATCTATTATTGTCATACCTATTACACCACACGTACATAGTATTTTTATGTATTCTTGTATTTTGGTATCTCGTAGTGTTTCAATATTGGTTACAAGGAAAAATTCCTCATGTTTATTCTGTAAATCCAATAATCTATCATGCACACTTCCAATTTTTCCATCTTTAAATCCTAATATATGTGCATGTTCATTAGTATGTACTGATACTTCATTTACCCAGTTCCACTTCAATTCGTTGACTCCGCAAACTATAAGACAATGTTTCATTTGTCCTTTTTTACTCACTGCTATGTCTAAGGCTTGTTTTGTTTTACCAAGACCTTGTTCATCTGCAAGTAGAAATTTTGTGTGGTCTTTAGAATATAAAAAACTATCCATCTGATAACTGTATGGCACGGTTTTACTTTCATACTCTGGTAGTGGTTTATCGTAGTTGTCCAGTAATTTTAAATAATTCTCAAATTCTTTGGGTATTTTACCAACTATATCAATATTACAATCTCTGCATTTATCTAATATAGTTTGGAATGCACCTTTTGGGAGTTCCCACATATTTTTATTCTTATGGTAATAACAGTTGAATGATCTAATTACATCTAAATATTCTAACTCATCACCGACTATTTTAATGAATAGTGAACTACCTCTAAACTTTATTCCTTTGTCTATTTTTAATTTCATGTTACACCTCCAGTTGATAGAGGTTTATTCTTCATATACTCTGAACCAACCTCTAATTAATTTCATAGGATATATAGCTGCAACTCCATTCTCATCAACTAATACGGCATCTGTATCGTCCTCACTATACATATATCCTACTGTGTATATTTTATTACTTATTATGTGTATTAATTTGTCGCCTGTTTTCATTATTAACATCCCCTTATTTATATTTTATACTTATATTATACTACTACTTGTATAATTATTCAACTATTTTTATACAAATAAAAAAATTCCCACATAATAAATGTGAGAATTTCTTATTTTATACATATCTAACAAATTCTAAGTACTTCTTATTAACCCAGTATCCAGCTTTTCCTTTGCACCAAGTACCTCCATCAACTTCTTTTTCTTCTACTATTGTTATTGCAACACCTTTATTTATGACATCCACTACATCGTATTTTATACCAGGTCCTTTTCTACAATTAAGATCGTCAGTAGTGCAACGTGCTATATATTGTTTAAATTCTTTAGGTTTTTCCTCTTTATGTTCTTCTTCCTTTTTACCATTTACATAATTCTTAACATCTTTTATAAAATGAGCAAATCCGTCAGGAGAACATCCATATCCCCAGAATGCAGTGCCGGGACAAGTTTTAGCACTTCTACTAGAGTCATATTTTCCTAAGTATGTTCCACTAGCAGTAAACCAACAATGTGGTCTTATATGAGTTGTATTTACAGGTATATTAAATCTTTTACACAATTCACCATAAAGATATATTACTGCTTTCTTTTGTGCGGATGTCATTTTGTCTTTGCCCTTGTCAAAGCATCCATATATTTCTATGCAGATAGCATTTGTATTCCAACCCCTAATACCAATTGGAGTGGAGTTTAAATTTCTACCAGTTGTTATTTTTCCATCTGGGAAAACATTGAAGTGTTGAGCAATATAATGACCATGTCCGTCACTGCTATGCCATGTTCTTTTTCCATAATCATCTAGTGATTGAGTTCTTCCAAAATGAGGCTCGGAAAAGACCTTTTTATCGGTCTTTTCCCATGTACTGTAGCTAGGCATATCCATATGATGTACTTGTAATTTTGTTATTGTTCTACTTACGTGTTGTTTTGCTAACCAATTTTTAACATCTTTAGCGCTTTCTAATAATGTAAAACCGTTTTTAGTTTTCATTATCTACCACCTCTCCTTACTATGTTACATAGATTATGCATTTAACATAGCCATTAATTCTTCGTATTGTTCTTTAGTTAATTGGTCATTTGCGTAAAGTATAGAGATTTTTTCAGCCATTGATTCTTTACTTTCATAGTTTTCTCTTTGTATCATTCTTTTTAAGCATTTATATAGCATATTAATTCACCTCCTCTATAAGGAACATTAAGTCTACATATTGTTCTCCTGTTATTTTATCTGCACTGTATAGTAAACTTAGTTTCTCTGTAATATCTTTTTTACTAATATAATTATGTCGTTTTATTGCTCTTAGTAAAACTTCATATAACATATACACACCTCCTACATCAACATCATTTCCATAGTAGCTACTTGAGTTGCCATATCTATTATCATAGAGTCTTGTTGGTCAGATATATCACTCACAGTGTTAACTGCATCAGTTAATGGTGTTGAATAAGTATAGTTTATTGTACTTGTTACTGGTATATTACTATTGTATATAATAGTAGTATCTTTAAATATTTCAACAAATAATTTTAAGTCAAAGTATTCTACTTCTTCGTATGTTGGTGTTGCTAGTTGGTATATTACAGTTATTGGATTTTGTTGTAAATATTGTTTGAATTGCTCTAGTGTTTTCCATCTAGTTACACCATTTTGTACACGAATATAACTAATATCCCCTTGTAATATAGGGAATATATATACTTGGTCAGTATTATCTCCAACTGGTAATTTGTTACATATAGCTCCCAAATTTTGTTTTAAATGTATATTATAAGGTGATGTTATTTGATAATGTCCTATGGGTTGCATATACCAATCACCTTCATCCACACTGTCACTAAAAGTGACACTAGCACAATTTCTTTCCACCACTACTTTATCTTCTTTTACATATACTTTATCTTTTACATCTCCTACTCCTCTTAATGGTTCTTTAAGGTAGAATGTTATATTATTTTCCTGGCTATTATCTGGGTTAGTGGCTTTTACATTTACTTTATATTTACCATAATTTTTATCTTTTTCATCTGTAACTAGTTCTTGCTCAAATGTACTTTCCATGTCTTTAAAGAATCCGGGGATAGGTGGATTTCCAGTAATATAATCACCTTCTAATACAAGTACATTATTCATTTTAGTAACACTAGTAGTATCTTTATTATAAAATCTTAATACACTATCACCTATACTATCTTTAGTTACTACACTGCTCAAACCATTATTGGAAGATATAGTATATGTAGTATTAGGTTTTAGTATACAGTTAAAACCACTATTTCTAATTAACATATTACAAGGTATATTAGAGTTATTAGATATATGAGTTGTATTTGAGTATACTTCAAATGGATTATAGTCTATTGGTTCATATGTTGGTGTAGTTGCTTTAGCAATAATTTCCATTGGATTGTCAGTAAAATATTTCATTAATCCATTAAAATCTAAAGTTGTTAATTTTGCCTTTTGTATAGTTATAAAAAATTCGTTGAACGAACCACCACTAGTAATATTTATATTTTCTTTATTAGTTAATAATTCTCCAAAGTTAATTATTCTATCATTAGTATAAGCAAATCTATCACACATTATAGGAGGTTGTATTCCTGTATTCATTAGTCTAAAACCAATAACATCTGGGAATTCAGCTTTTTGATATACGTCTGTTCTACTATATTTTAAATCCTTAAATTGTACTGCCATACAATTTCTCTCTATATACCATTTACCATCTATTATTACATATTTATCTTTAACTCCATTTGGAAGTCCTCTAAGTGGCTCGTGTGTCATAGTTTGCTTATTAGATAATGTATTATCATTATTACTACTTACTACTTCTAAATCTTCACATTCACCAACACTTTTCATTCCTTTAAAATATCCAAAAGTTTGCTCTACCTTAGGTGTTACTACTACTTTAGACATATTAAAACCTATACCACTTAAATCTAAATTTAACCAATTTATTGTGTCTTTAGTTGTTAAATTAAATTTATTAATACCTTTAACTACATTGATATCACCATAAGAGCCATTTAATTGGTAATGGAATTCACCTATATTATCAGCTTCAAATTGAATTATATATTCTGTATTTGGATATAAATATTTTAAACCTTCTACGATTGTTTGTTTAAAATCTACTTTCTCTATAGGTACTATACTATCTACATCTAAATGTCCATTTACATAACTATCTAATAGTAAATTATTATTAGTTGATATTACTTCTCTTGTAGGGGTTGCTAATTCATATGCCACTGTTATAGGGTTTGCTTGTAGCCATGTTTTAAATCCAGCTACATTTTGTGTAGCTAATTTACTTCTTAACAATGCAACTTGGAATGACATAATATTATCGGCATTTAAAGCCATTATTTCTGTCTTAGCTCCCCATACTGTATTTTCCATTAAAAATTTGTTGTTAAATACAGTACTTGTTCTAAAATCTTTATAATTAGTAAAAGGTAAATAAAAACTTATTAAACTACTATCCAATTCACCATTATCTGTATTGTTACCCCAGTATACCCACTTCTCATCATCACTACCATCAAAAGTAATAGTATTATATCTATGCATATGTACTATATTATTACCACTTTGTTCTATTGTATCTCCTTCTAATAATGGTGAATTTAAATAAAATGTTTTAGTGTATTCTTTATATGGTTCATAAGTTGTTGCTTCAGTACCTTCTTCTATTTGAATAGTGTTTAATGGAAATATTGCTGTTAATATGCTTATTTTCATATATTTATAGTTAGATACGTCTAAAGTTTGAGCATAATTTTTATACGTACAATCAGCATAAAGTTTAGGATTATAGTTTTCATCCATTAGCAAATATCTTATACCAGAAGCACTATTTATATAACCTTGATTTTTATGACTAATAGTTATATTAGATATATTTGAAATATCTATGGTGGATGAAGTATACCATTGATCTTCTGTTTTAGACTCCGTTATTATAGAACCATTGTCTATGTTTATTACTGTATTAACTATAGAACTATCTTTATTAAATTTATTCTTACCAGTAACTTTATAGTCTACTTTATATTTACCATTATTTGTATCCTTTTCATCTGTAATTAACTTATCCTCAAAGCTACTTTGTAATCCTGTAAAATAATTAGATATAGGTTTATTAGTATAATCTCCTTCTAAGATAATACAATCACTTACTTTTACTGTACCTATATATGCTTTATTTATAAGCGCATAGGCATATATATTGCTTTTTCCAGTTACAGTAGATAAATCAGTACTTGTAACTGTAATGACATTATATCCATCTTTACAAGATGATAAAGGTAAAACTATTTCAGCAGTATTACCAGTTACTACACCAACATTAAGTGCTTTTAGACAGTTGAATATAATTGTATACGTTGTATTAGGTTTAAATAAGGTTGGGTCAATTTTTTTTCTTAAGTATAAATAAGCAATATTATCTGTTAATTTATCAATAACAATGCCTTGGGCATCAGTAGATGTTATTGTATAAGCTGTATTTTCATCACCACTACAACCTACTTCCCATTTATTGGAATTACTAGCTAAATTAACTAAAGTATTACCATTTAATACAGGTCTACATTTACCATCATATTCACCTTGTAATGCCACATGATTACCAGTAGTTACTTCATAGCTTTTAGTGATAGCTATTGGGTCTTCTTGGTCACATACATTTACCATAGTATTACCTTCTAGTGCTACATCAACTAATCCACCATCTACTCCCTCTGTAGTAGTAACAGTACTATATCCACTAGTATCTATATTTCCATTAAGTATTAATTCTTTGTCAGTGTCTTTATTACAGTTAACTAAAGTGTTACCTTTTAATTCATCTACTGTAGCAAACCCTTGTTTACTATTTTGTAAGAAAACACTATTACCTACTTCATCCTCAAGTGTAATACGCTCACTATGGGACTCAGCAAACAAGCATTTTAAGTCCAAGTCTTGTTTTTTATTTTTAGCTTCAACGTCATTAAGTCTACTATCTTGTTGGTCATTTTTAATTTCTATGGCATCTAGTCTATTATTTTGCTCAACATTAACTGCTTCTATTGCAGTCATTCTCTCCTCGTGTTCAACGTCTTTATCTTGTAATTTTTTAATCTCGGCTTTGTTATTAGTGTCATTAGTTTCTAAAGTATCAAGTCTATCATTTTGTACTTTATCACTTTCCACTACAGTATTAATAGTTTTATTTTGAGCTGCTACTGCATCACTAATAACTTTGTTTTGTGCTTGGTTATTAGCTGCTATTGTATTATTTTGGTCTTGTACTGCTGCATCAAGTTTATCATTTAATGCTTTAGTACTAGCTTGTATATTTTTATTTTGTAAGTCTATAGCCTTATCAATTTTAGTATCTTGTTGTGTTATTTTGTCATTTATTTGTTTGTCTTTTTCAGTTTTATAAGTGTCTATAGTATTCTCCATATTTTTTATGGAAGTATTAATTTGTGTATCTTTTTGTGTCTTATAACTATCTAATTCTTTATTTTTCTCAGCTTGATAGTTAGTAATATTAGTTCTCATTTGATCCACTGCATTATCTACTTCTTGTACTTTCCCATCAAAACTATCTATTTTTTCTTGCATAGTATCTATGTCAGTTGTTACTGTTTGTCTTAGGTCGGTATAATCTTTAACACGTGCTTTTTCAGCAGCTACTCTAGCTACTTCGTTTGCTCTACGTTCTTCCTCGTATTTATCTATGTCTTGTAATTTGTCCAATAATGTTATAATTATTGGATATTGTGGTGTTTCAGTAACCACGTCTAAATCATTATAAATAGATTTTTTAACTCTATAACTAAATTTAGCTGACTGTACAATATGATCAGTTTTATCAATAGTTAATAATTCACATTTATAGCGCCCTATATTTTTAGTAAGTTCTTGGTCTAGTTCTATTTGAAAAAGCGCCTTCTCTTTATTGAATACTTGTATGTCCTCTACAGTTTGTATTTCATTAGTAGGTTTTAGCACATGCAGAACAAGTTTATATTGATCAGCATCTGCCATATTTACAATTTTACCATTTTCCACAGTTACTAAGTTTACAAATAGATTGGCAGTGTATTTGTCATAAATATAATAATTTAATTCTGGTACTGTAACCTTTGATGTTTTGGGGTTTAATACTATTAAATAATCCCTATTAATATTACTCATTTTATTACACCTCTCCTTCACTCTAATACAATAGAGTAGTTATTTAATAATTATTTGTGGCTTATTCCGTCTAAGCCTTTTGTTGAGTTATCATTCCATATTCCTAGGAATGCAGTAATAACGGCTATTACAGATACTGGATTGTCTACGATATTTAATAACGCTTGACCTAATAATTGCCAACTTGTAAGTTGATTAAAATCCACTCCACTCGCACTGAATATAAGTGCTATTACTGACAAATAAAAATATGGATTTTTAAGTTTTGGATGATCAAATAAATATTGTTTCATATTAACACCTCCTATAATATAATATTAGTAATTATTGTTAACACAACACTGAATATAGCGAGTGCTACAGAAGTCCATAAGGCTCTGTTGGTTTTCTCTTTTTCTACCAAGCTATTACGTACAAAATCTTCTAAAGAGTTACTTCGCTTTTCTAAACTTTTTATGACTCGTTCCTGTTCTCTAGTTTGTGCTTCAATTAAGTCCATTCTACTTGCTAATCTTTGTCCATTTATATTGTCCAATTTTGCATTAATTGTCGCAACATCTTCAATTAACTTTAGTAATAATTCTTGCACCTTCTCATCACTCATACATTCACCTACTTTTTAGGTGGCTCCTTTAATTCATCTAATTCCTTTTTAAGTTGTTCCACCTGTTGTTTATAAATTTCACATTGTGCTTCCAACATCACCTTCTTTTCATTAGCATCTGCTAATTCTCTTTTGTATGTTGTGCATATTGTGTTTAATAAGTTTAATGCATCCATTGTATTACCTCCTATATATCATATTCACTTAAATATATTAGTTAAAAAAGGACTAGATTAAACTAGTCCCTTAAAATTTTATTCGGTATAAGTAACTTTCATTGATACACTACCACTACATACTGCATAATTACTAGAATTATAAGTAGATTGAATACCAAATCCTTTTACAGTTCCATTAGAAATTGCATTTAATATAGTACTATTAGTTATAGTTAATTTACCACTATCACCGACTGCAATATTAACACTACCACAATTAGAACCATAAGAAGGTTTTCCACTTGGTCTACTTGAGTAGTTATGAGTTTTAACTACAATTGGAACTGCTGCATGAACACCACCGGAAATTCTTTTAATAGTAAGTTCAATTTTACTAATATTCTTATCCTTAAATTGATTAAACTGACTACCAAAGAACCAGCAACCATTACAATCACCGTAACCATAATCACCTTGTCTTGCAGTATTATCTTTCTTCCAGTTATTATATACTGAACTTCTATAAGTATCACCACTATTAGATTTTATTGTTATTGTCTTAGTAGTTGATGTAGTAGGAGCTTTACCTGGGTCTGTAGTTTGACTACCTCCAGCAAATGTTGCTTTTGCGTGTTGTATAATTTGTCCCGGTAGAGTTTGGGCAGTATTTGCAGTTAAGCCACCGCAGTGAGCTGCATTGGCTATTGTTATGAAAGCACCACTAGTAGTCTGGAATCCATATTGACTACATACACCGGCTGAACTTGCATCGTGTATTCTTGCACATGCACTACCCCTGTACCCTACTTCACAGTTAACTAATGTAGTATTTTTAATATACATTGTGGCAAAGGAGTCCCCGATATAACCTACAATATTACTTTGTCCATCACTATGTTTATTGTCGCTACCATAGACTTTAACACTATATGTATTAAGTGAACTACTTTCTTGCGATATAATACTACCAGTTCTACCAGCTACTGCACATCCTGTGTCGGGGTGGACAACACCGGTTTGACCTTCTTCTGTACCTGGCCAACCGCCATATACCCATAATTTCGCACTACTCATGTAGTTTCTAATATATCCATATAATGTATGTCCATCGAGATAAAATTTTATTTGTCCACTAGTATAATTTTGGAAGTCTGCATTTTCGGATATATCATCACGCATCCATATACTTATACATTTACCATTTAGAAATTTAGGTAAGGCATCTAATACTCCTGCAATTGTTTGATATACTGCTCCATCCGCTAATTCAACATCATCACTACCAGTTGAAGGGTTTATTTCGATTTGTATGTCGTCACCCAATGTGCTTGGATATTGTGCACTATTTATTTTATTTGCAGTTATAGTATCAGCAGTTAATTCACCTTCAACTGAGAAACTGTCTCCTATAACCTCACTACCTTGTATTTGAGCACCTGTTATATTACCTTCACTATCAACACTAAATGTATCGTTTTGATTTCTAAAAGTACTACCTATAATAGTTGCACCTGTAATAGTTTTACCATCAATAGCGCCATTAACTAGCATATCTCCATCTACTTTTACTTGTTTTGTTATTATGTTTAATGCATCTTGTGTTAGTTGCATTGAACTTGTACTAGTACCTTTAACCCACCAAGAAAATCTATCGGCCAATTGTTCATATTGTGTTTGAGTGGCCTTAATGACAGAACTTTTAGTTATTGCTGCTACTGGTATAGTTTTATTTACTGTGGTTTTTCCTTCTATATTAATAGTAGCGTGTATTTCACCTGCATTCCCAGTCACAGTAAGGAGAGTAATAGTTTTATAATCACTCTCTAGTTTTGCAGTACAGTTAGTAGTCTCTGTTATAGTTACTTTATACTGTCCTTTAGTAGGCGTTGTGTTAACCGCCACTAAAGGAGTAGATCCATTATATATATTAATTTGAGTATTCTTACTAGTTTGTTCTACCACTACTTTATTGACCGTTGTGGTGAACGTATTACTATATATTTCACTCATTATTCATCACTCTCCTATTTACCGCGTATTGTCCCATTACTTACTGTTAATGTTATTGATTTAGATACTCCACTGTGTGAAGTGGCAGTTATTGTTACTTCACCATTAGCACCTGCATAAGTAGAACATAATCCACTATGAACCCAAACTAATTTACTATCACTAGATTCCCATGTTAATGATTTATTGATACAGTTGTCGTTAAACGTAGGTCTTACCATGCAGTTATGTGAACTATCATTCCAATCCATAGCAGCTAGTGTAAAGTCACTAGAATTTTCAACTACATTATCAGTACTTAATGGATAATATTTTACCCAGTCAACATATTGAGTTATTTCAGTTGTGCTACTATCAGGAGTACCTCCACTAGCTCCGATAGCTTGATTTAATAATATAAAGTGTGGTATATGGAATGCCCTATTATCAGTAGCGTTTGTTCTACTTAACTCATGTCCATCAATAGAGAAAATTAAACTACCATCTGTTTTCCATTCCATTGCGAATTCGTGCCAATCACCAGTTGGATAATCATTATACCATACACGTCCACTTTCCTCTTTTTCATTAAAGAATGTACCACAAGTTAATTTGCCACTATAGAATTCCATTACATCGAATTCACCACACCAAGCCCACCATTCACCCAATGTGTCAGGGCTACCATTTTCTTTATATCCAAATTCAAAGGAATCTCCCAATGTCCAAAATGCACCAAATGAACCATTATAATTACAAGCTCTAACTCTAGCAACTATTTTACCATACATGAAAGCAAAATGTCCTTTAGAGATTATAGATGCAGAAGTCCAAGAACCATCACTTGCTTTTTTACCTCTTAAAGCTAATATACCATTGTTAACTTCAGCATTTGTATTTGTATATTTTTGAGTTTCATTATTTCTTACATAACCTAATTCATATGACCACTTATTTGAATCTATTGTATTGCTTGAGAAATCATCTATTACATAAGCTCCAGTAGAATCTAGTAAATCAGAAGGATTTGGGTTAGGAGTAGGAGTGCCACTTTCTTTTATTGTTGCAGTAAGTTGTCCTTTATTACCAGTACCACATAGTCTAACATAAGACGCTCCCGAAGGGACTGTAAATGAAGTTGATAATGAACCAACTGACCATTCAGGCGTATTAGCTTCTACAAAACCACCGTTATTACCTAAATAAGTATCGCTACTATTATAGAAACATATACACACATAATTTACAGGACTTATATCAAGTACATATGTTTTACCACTAGTTACTGCTATCTTATTAACTGTAGTGTAGTATGTGTCATCAGTTGTATCAACGATTACCCCATTATCAATTCTTTTATATTGTGTGAAAGTGATTGGGTCAGGAGTTGCACTACTTGTTAATGTAACTTTGAATACATTACTTGTTTTAATTGTACCCTTAGCAGTTGTAACTTTTATAGCCATCTTATATGTTCCGGCATTAGCCTTATTATCGTGTTTAAACTTGTAAGTTGTACCACTTGCGGTAACGTCACTAGTTTTATCATAGAACGTTTTTCCTCCGTCCCAAGATATTTCGTGTTTTACTACTGCTATATTTGTAGTATATTGAATATAAAATTCTGTTTTTTCAGTTTGTGTTATATCTGCTATGTTACTTATAGTTAATGTTTCAGGTGGAGTACTTTGTTCAATAGCTTTAGCAGTTATTACTATATTTCCAGTAACTTTACTAATAGTTATAGTATCACCACTTACTACATTACTTGTTATATCTGTACCACCCATAGTAACTTTTATAGTTGATAAATTATATCCACTATCAGGAGTTATAGTAGCAACATACATCCTATTAGCTTTTATAGAGTTAAGAGTATTACTAGTAGTACAATTAGTTAAATTATTAGTTATTGTATAAGTAGTAGGAGTAGTTCCTTCACCACTTTCAGTGTACACACATTTTAATTTACATTTATCATAAGTACCATTACTCCAGTCACTAATATTAAAAACGGCATTAGACTTAGTAAAGGAAGTAGCACTTATATAAGTACTACCTCCGTCCTTACTCAGTAAAATGTCGGTAATATTAGTGGCATCCGTTGTAAAATTGACTGTTAATGTATCCCCAGTTGTACTGGGATTACTTGAGACTGTTATGCTTGCCATTTTATTACCTCCTTAATCACATGTAGTTACTAAACACTCTTTACTAAGTATTATAGTGTAACCATCTAAATTTTGAATTGATTGTTTTACTTCATCCAACCCTACTTTTGTTGCATAAGTATCGCTCACTGTCATTTTAAACCCATCCAATGATTGTTCTAATTTTGACTGTTTACTAGTTACATCTTTTACTTGTTCTGCCACTTGTTCTAATGTTGGTGTTGTATAAGTAGTTTGTGAAGGGTTTTCCCATGTTAATTTATATCTTAACCATAAGTATTTACCTTGTGTTACAGGTGGCATATCTTCAACCCAACTACCACCGGCTTGGGCGGTTTTACTAGTGGATAGATACCACTGTGGAACTGAACTGACTAGAGATTGTCCCTTATCACCTTGTTCCCCATTATCTCCTCTAAACTTACTCCATGTGTAGTCAGTTTTATTACTACTTTCAGTAGGTGTTGTTTTATTTATTGCTATACCTATATATTTTGTTGTATCTTTTGGCGCATCATATAATCCTGTTCCGTCTGCATTATCACTATATTTAATCCAAGTGTAATAAGTTTTACCATCCTTACCATTTTCACCTTTTACACCTGTATCACCTTTATCACCTTTAATTAGACTCCATGTGTAATCGGAAGGAGTATTACTTTCAGTAGCAGTTGTTTTATTATAAGCAAAACCTATATAAGTTTTACCTGTTGGGTCATTACTAATGCCGCTACCCTCTATAGTGTCAGCATATCTAATCCATGTAAAGTAAGTCTTACCATCTTTACCATCAGTTCCTGGTATACCTTGTAGACCTGGATCACCCTTATCACCTTTTGCACCTTGTTCACCTTTTATTTTACTCCATGTGTATGCAGCAACGGACTCACTATCTTTATCGTTTGTATCAGTGTAAACGCCTATATATGCTCCAGGAGTTTCGCCTTTATTTGCAGTAAAAGTTTTACCCCCATCATTACTGTATTTAATGTGTAGGTAATAAGTTTTTCCGTTGGTACCATCAGTTCCTGGTATACCTTGTTCACCTTGTACACCTTGAAATCTACTCCATTTATAAGCCTTATAATCCGCACTATCATTCACATTATAATCAACATATGTACCTATATAAGTACTTGGTGTTTCAGTCATTGGATTACCATCTGCATTGTCACTGTATTTTATATGGAAATATGTTGTTTTACCGTCTTTACCCGATGTACCGTCTTTACCAGGTGTTCCTGGTATACCTTGTTCACCTTGTTCGCCCTGTATACCTTGTAAACCTTGATCACCTTTTTCCCCTTGGTCACCTTTATCACCTTTATCACCTTTAGCGCCTTGAATACATACGGGAGTAGAATAAGTTATATTTCCATTGCCATAAGTATATTTCATTCTTTGCCATATATATTTTCCTTTTTCCCATTTAGGAGTAGTTTCAACCCAACTTCCTCCTGTTTGAGTAGTACTACTAGTAGACACGTAGTATTCTGTTGTAGTTGTTTTTAATGCTGATTCATATTTAGTTTCTAATTTTCCTATTGTAGTTGTATGTTTATCTACAGTGTCTTTTGTACTGTTATAAGCATCTTTTAACTGCACTACAGTTCCATCTTGTTTTGTAATAGTTGTATTACTAATAAGAGTAGATATTTGTCCTTGTGCTATACTTATGTTAGTTGTATTTGTACTTACTTGTTCAATAACACTACTTAAATCTCCACCAATAGTAACATCCTTTATAGTTTCAACTGTCTTTTTAAGTTGGTTAAATGATACGTCCAGTGTTTGTTCTGTATCATCAAATTTAATATGACTAGCTTTTATAGTATTTGTATTATTATTTATACTACTAATAACACTACTAATATCTAATTTACCTCCACTTATATTAGCATTATCAGCTACTTTACTATCAACTATTAATCCATCTTTTATAGCATCACTTGATTGAATACCATTTTGATTAATAAGTTGACCTTTACCGGTTTCATCATATAATACAAATGTAAAATTACCTTTGGCATCTTTTCCTATTTGAATACGTACATTGCCTTTGTCGTCTTTGAACTGTTGCAAGTTACCTTGTAATAACATACTTCCATCTTTTGATTGTATTTGCACATTATTTGTATTAAGAATACCGGTATTAATTTTATTGGCACTAACAGTATCAATCATAGCATCTTTTATTAATGCATTAGCTATAGTTACTTTATCACTTGTTAATACTAAAGAGTGGATATTATCCATAGTTAAGTTTCCACCTATTAGCGTTTGTATCTGTGCTACTGTAGCTTTTAAGTTAGTGATAGTCGCATTAATAGCATCTAAATTACCTACGTCTAAATTATCAATTTTAGCATTAACTGCCGTAAAATTTTTAGTAGTAAGATCTTTGAACTCACCATAATCTGCTTTTATCTTCTGTGCTTCCAATTCTACTACTTTTAATTTTGGTACACTCTCTCCATCTAATAATAAATTACCTTCGTCATCTATATATAGCCATGGAGCCTTCCCGTCTTTTGTTAATGTTTCTAACAGTTCTTGTAAATTTTGTGGTATTTTAGTGTCGGGGTCAGTTTGTAATACTTTAGTTTCAGGGTCACCACATAGATCAGTTATAGTTTGCTTAGCAGTTTGTAGGTTGTTAGTTGCATCTTGTAGTTCTGCACTCATTGTTTCTGTCATTTCTTCCGTGCTCAACGCTTGAGTTAATATACCAACAATTATATCCATAGCCTCGTTATAATCTTCACCGGCTTGTTGGATATCTCCTATTTTAGCATCTTGACATTCTTCATCTTCTATACTCTCAACTTGTACATCAATTCTATCTTGGTCATCTTCTACAGTGTCGGGTACTTCATAATACGTATCATCTTCTGTAGTATCGTCAGAAGTAGCTACAGTAGCTACTTCTGATTCCTCTGCAAATTCTTCCATGTCATCATCTAGTGTTGGCCACACAATCATCTCACCGTCATCATCATACACGGGTCTATCAACATGCTCTTGTCCATCACCAATCATATTAATCCCTCCTATCCTATCATAAATCTACCTACAAATAATATATTTTTACTTGTAAGTTCTTTTACTTTCACTTTTCTAAATACACCACTGGTTAAACCATTTGTGCACTCAAGTGCCACATAATCTCCGGCTTTGTCTTTTTCTATTACTATTGCAGTATGGGATATAGCCATAAATTCACCATTATTTTTACTGTCTGCATCCATAAATATAATATCACCAATAGCTAAATTCTTAAATGTTTCTAAATCTGCCACATCTACTACCCAATTCTTTTGCACAAAATATTTTCCTATGTTAGCTTCATTTCTAGTACTAGGAATAGCCCAGCTAACACTATTATTTCTATTATTATCTGCTTTCTTTTCATTTCCATATGGTGATTTTTCATAAGCCCATCCAGTTAATACGTAGTTAAGAAAACAACTGTCATCTATTTGGTACTTATTATTCACCTTCCATTTACTGATATTTTCGGCTGGGTTTTTAAAGTCACAAGGAGTAGTGGCATTATAACTGAACTTACTATTATTATTGTAGTAACTGTTGGCAATTTTAACTAAATCTGCAGAATATTTGAATAGTGGTTGTGCGTAATTGCTGCCTTTTTTCTTAGCTCCGACACTTCCTAAATACGCTTTATCACTAATAGTAGTATCTGGATTATAATACACAGATATAATATAAGTAGTATTTTCCTTCGGTAATAGTACTCCGTTCTTACAGTCTACACCTTCTAAATATACACTGTCAGGTTGAATTAACTTGAATCCTTTTGCAGTAGTGAAAACAATACGTGCATAATAACTATCATTGTAGTTAGTGGATGAAGTTGCTGGCACCCTAAATTGTAGTTTTGTTAGTGGTTTATTATAAGTATATACACGTTGACTATCTAACATCTTATTACTAGTTGCACTGTCGCTCTCCCATTCTGCTCCTTCTCCAAAGTATAATATCTTCTTCTTATATTCTTTGTAATAAGTCTGAGTAGATGCTTTGTCTTTCATTCTATATCCGTCAGTAGTTAAACTACTTAACCAATAGTGATTATCTGTTGTATCACACATATCCTTTGGTTTCTTTAGAAATATTACATATTTTGTCTTGTTACAGTAGTCTAACATCATAGTATTAAGTGAGTCTATAGCCTCATTCATTTGTTGATAATTACCAGATTGAGAACTTCTTAAACGAGGTTCTTGACATACAAATATAGGTTTCTTTGGATACTTTTTCAATAGTGCTTTTATAAGTGATTGATAATCTTCCACAACGTTATCCACATTATCCCCTAGTGCGGGAACTCCGAAAGCTAGCATTATATGACTTACAGTTTTAGGGTATGGTGTTTTGTCAGTAACTCCATTAACAGTAACATTAGTAATAAGATTTCCTCCCTCTACAAAGTCTTTAGGTGATGCACTATTAAGTCCTTTAAATGTAACTTCATAAGTTGCCCCGTCGTCATCGTCTACTATGTCTTTTGGTGGTGTTGGTTTTGTAGCTGATTGATTTTTAACTTTGGCTTCCTTGTCCGCCCTTGCTAAGTCCCAAGGTCTAAGTATAATGCCATGTGTATACCAGTGTGTCATACTACCTCTTGAACTATATGTTATACTCATATCTTCATATCTTATTGCTCTAGGCCACTTATGACCCCCACTAGCATGCGCTATCATACGTTTACCTTTTACAATACCACAATATACAACTACGTGATGAGTACCAGCTTTAGCGTATTTACTATCTCCACCAGGTTTTGATGCCCACTCAACAGTTATATTTGAAGGGACAGTGGCGTTACTTAGCATTATTAAGTCACCAGGTAATAATTCATTGATAGTGGTACTTGTTAATTTCTTTAATGTATATCCACTATATTTTGTAGCATATCTAACTAAAGAACCATATGCACAGTTGGCTCCACCATATTTGGCAGTTACACTTCTAAGTCCTGCATATAGATAGGCACAACTACTAAGAGAAGAACACACGTAACAGTATGGATTTTTAATACCATGTATAGTACCACTTACTCTATATCTTTTACTATCGTCGTATATACATGCTCCGCCATAATAAGTAGCTTTTTTATACTTTTGGTGTAGGTCACAAATTTCTCTAGCCTTATTGACTATTTTCTTTCTAACATTTTCAGCAACACCCTTTTTATTTGTAGTGTTATCACTTATGCTCCATGTAGGTGCATTTTTAACACTTGCAGCTCTATCCATAGATGACTCTGTTGATACGGCAGTAGCTTCGGCACTCTTATTTGATGTAGCGGGTTTTACGGCTCCATAACCTCTTTTTTTACCTTTTTCATCAATACAATATGGCAATTGACCGTCTACTACCTTATACCATCTAAGGTAACATTCAATATTAGTAGCAGTTCCGGCGTGTTTATTTTCTACATACCATTTTCTACCACCGGCCCATGCAGCAGTACCTTTCTCTAATTCTTTGAAATATAAAGATTGTACTTTTGAACTTTGCACTGTATATCCATATTTATTGACCCAAGATAAACCATTTTTCATTGCAACGTATCTACATATCAATAAATCACATCCATATAGACCGAAGTTATAACCAACCAAGGCTGCAAATATGTTCCATTTAAAACGTTTTAATGATTTTCTAAGTTCATTACATCCAAACATTATTTGGTTACATATAGCTTTATCTACTTTTACTCCATTTATTATTTTAGTTCCACAAGATTTAGGTTTCATATTAGAGTAACTTGGTGTAAAGTATTCAACTTTACCGTCTAAATATTCAATCTTTTGCTTTTTATTAAAATAAGCAGCTCTTTCGCATTGCATAAGACCGTATCCGCCGCCGCTATACTTAGTAGCATCATATGGGTTGGCACTAGACTCAGCATATATCATAGCATAAACTAGTTGCGGATCAAGTCCAAATTTTTTACTATAATATTCAACTGGTGCGTATATTTTCCAATGGTTAGATTTACTTCTCATATTTTTAACATCACTATATTTATCACTCCATTTACCTAGTCCAAATCCTGCATAATAATCTACGGCTGCTTTATATTGTTTTGCAGTTTTACTACTATCTTCTTTTTTATCAGGTTGTGGTTGAGTAGTAGGTGTTTTACCTTTTATTTCTCCACATTTGTATTTTATACAGTCATGAATTCTACTATCTCCTATCCATAATCCATTGTCTATTTTCTTTATATTTATTGATCTATAATCTTCTGTGTCATCACTTATGTTGGTTGTATTATCTCCAGGTTTTATAGGGTCCGGCACTACTTTGTCTGTATATTGCTTAATAAGTTGGTCTATTAATTTTTTATCTACGCCTAGTTGGTTAAGGTAATTTCTAATTGCAAGTAAGTCACTAGTTGTTAATTTACCGTGTTTTTTAATAATGTCTACTACGTCATTGACTATATCATCTTTATTTAAGGACTTCATCTTACTACGTATTTGTTTATAATTTCCTAGAGTTACACTATTTTTAGAACGGTCAGTAAAACTAATTTCAAATTTTGTAATACGTGCTTCTAACTGAATTGGAGGATTAAATTTTCTACTTACAACGTAGTTAGTATCACCAACATCAATTTCCTCATAGTCACGTTCAGTCATATATACAGGAATTTCATAACTGAATTTAGTTTTGTTTAACTCTTTTAGTTTGGCATACCCTTCGTGTATTAATGTGTATATATCATCGGCATCACTTTTGTATTTCATTAATACATATTTACCACCATTATTAAGCATTTCATGTGCCTTTTCATCAAATATATAATTTTGTCCTAGTGGTTTATCTACTGGGTCTCCTTGTTCTTTTTCCCATTTTACATCACTAATAGTAAGTCCATTTTTACCTACTGGAATAATACCACTACAAAAGTTTGTAATATCTCCAGTACGTTTCATACCATAACTATTTCTATCACTCTCAAATCTTTTGTATCTCTTAGTACCTCTCTCACCATTAGCAAAACAATCTACAAAGAAATTAAACTTACCACGTTTTATATCCACTGGCACTGTTCTAAATTGCCACTCACATTCATATAAAATCGAAGTGGCATTTTGTATAACTGAATATACACTAGTAACTTCTGTAGCCTCTACCCTAAAGGCTTCCTCGTCTAATGATGGGCTTACATATCCTACTTTATAGTTAGTATCCATCAATATTGTTTGTAGTAGTTTTGTTGCATTTCCGTCCGCAACGAATTTATCTACATAACTATTGTATAATTCAATACCAATGAACTCAGCATATACAGTAATAGTTACATCATCTATGTGCTCAATACTAGTGGTTTTCTTTATCTGCATTAATTTGAAGTTATCTTGCCAATAGAATCCAATATAGTTGCCTTCTAAAAATATAGGTTGATCTTGATAACTTACTTTAAAAGAGGCAGTGTATGTTTCTGCCCCTGTTAAAAGTTCACTAGTATAGGTATCATCATAAACTTTAATACTATTGGTATTTGTGGTATTTATAAGTTTTAATAGTTTTTTAGTATTGTCAAATATATATAAGTTTTTATTCATCCAAAATACCTCCTTACTCACTTGTTAAATTTAAATCTTGTGCAGGTGTACTTCTATCCTCGTCTACTACACCTAACCATTTCTCTCTTATTAATACACCCAAACTAGCGGACGTATCATCACTGACTACTTGTAATATTGTCTCACCTTCGTTCACTGTAAAATACGAACTACCGATATCTACTAAATCATTTCTTAATTCATTATTTAAATAACAATCACCATTCTCAAAATCCAAGTCTAATTTATCACCTGATTCAAAGTATTTTATATTGGAAACTTCTTCATTCTCAGGAGTCAGGTCATATACTTTTATATCACTAATACCGACTCCGGAAGCATTCTCTAACTTATCTGCCATTGTTCCTACATATATAGCTAAGTAACTTAATGGTTCGGTAGAGTATTCACTACTACGTTTATTATTAGCTGATACAGATTGAGTAAATTTACCATTCTCATTCTTTTGTACTTGTGCACTATATACATAGTCTTTACCGGTTTTCTTCCTAGTTAATGTAAAGTAAGCATTAGCATCATTCCAACTACCATATTGACCACTCATATAATGATTAGTAACAGTTTTACCATCGGCATCAACAGTTTTATCTGTCTTTTCTTTCGGTGTATCATTACTTGTTTTTAATATGGAATTCTTACTTACACTGACTTCAGCTTGGTTATATTCAAAGTATGGATTAATATCACCTAGATATAATCTAAATATTTGAGTACCATTAACATCAAAACCATACACCTCAGCTATGCCGGTTTTATGGTCTGCATATGCGGGGTCATTTGTGTAATCTACACTCGTGTCCATACCTGCTGCTCCTTTAAGGTTATCTATATTTATATATCCATAATGGTTTTTACCATTTTTATCTTTCCAAGGTTTATATATTCTATAGAATTTTACTGTCTGTTTACTATTATTAGAATCTGTATATGTGTATGTATACGTCCTTTGTATTATTCTTAGTACAGTGCCATAAGGTATAGTACATTCCACTTTACTATTTAGGTCAGGCTTTGTATATACAACACCACTAGCCCCTGTTAGTGTTTTACTTGGTGTAAGCCACATATTAGCTACGGTAAATTCTTGTACAGTACTTTTTGAATTATCTTTTATTTTCGGTGTTAGGTATTTAGCGTATACATAATATGTCTTTGTTTTGTATTTTATCTTCGCCCATCCATTTTGTATAGTAACATCTGTTAGTTTTGTTCCCTTTGGGATAATCCCCTTAGATGTGTAATTAGTTCCAGGGCCAGTTCTGTAATTAAGTCCATTGGCGTTTACTTCATAATATTTAGTCTTAGTACCAGAGACTACAGTTTCTTTTACTTTTTCTTGTTCACTAAGGAAGTTATTAGGGTCACCATTTTTACCACTTGACCTACATTGCATTCTCACCATAACTTTAAAATCATCAATATTTTTACTTAATGCAATACGTGCGCAGGCACCTTTTATTTTCTCAGTACTATTACCTAATTCACTAAGTATAAAACTTTCGCCACCAGAAGATATAGTAAAAGAACCACCAGTTCCACGATCAGAATTAATATTTGCTCCACTTTGAATCAATGTACCTACACTGGTGCAAGGGTCATGTAATATTAATGTTTGCTCTTTCTTTGTGGTACTTAATTCCAAATGCGGATAATCTCCTACTAATATTTTTTCTCCAGTTTTATTATTTTGTAACTGAGCAAAATGTGCATCCGCACCAAATCCTATACTCACATATGGTAGAGTTGGTAATTCACCATTGTTTTCCACCACTACAGTCTGTTGGTTATCTTCTGCATTGTATGCCTGCACATTATCACTATAACTATATGGTGTATGGCATATTAGTTCAATGTCAGCATAACCACTCATACTATTCTTTTTCTTTACTTTCAGTGCCCCTTTTAACATTCCGTAAATTGTAATATTCTCACAAAATTTTATCGGCACTTCTTGTTTTGTACTAAGAATATCATGTAAACATTGAACTCGAGTTTTATACTCGTCCTCCGTAGCACCTATTATCGCAAGAGATATAGGAATAGAGATGGGGTCATATTTTGCCCCATCAAATATTTCCCCGTCCCTACTGGAAACACTAATAGTATCAATAGATTTTTCCGGTATATATGGTTTCTCTATACTAGTTACTATGGCTAAATCATTAATTTGAGTGCCATTAAAATTAAAATAATTATACATAATCTCGCTCACCTCTAAATCTTTCCTTTTGGTTATTGTAGTAATCATTTGTATCCTGTACGGACTTAGCAACCTTTTGACCTACTAATACTTTATCCATTACAATTGGTGTATTTGTATCTTCTAACGCTTTTTTATATTGTTTACCCATTTCTTTATAATCAAATTCTTGTTTACTGTCCTGCATTGCTTGTGCCATACCTTTTATGGCATAAAGTAAATTACTATCAACTGTGTTTTCACTATTTATATTAATACCTGCCGTGCTCATATTAACTTTACCTAGGAATTTATTTGTGTCTATAGTAGTCACTAAACTACTAGCATAATCTTTAATAGCTTTTATAGTTTTGCCTGCATTTGCCTCTATACCGACAGTTACACCGGCAGGAATCATTTTCCCTACCATATCCCTAAATACTGTTGAAGGTGAATGTATACCCAACGCACTCTTTGCGGCATTTAATGCCCTACCTGCTATATCTTTCATTGTACTAAATAATCTACCACATGCACCTGTAATACCTCTAATAATACCACTTATGATATCACTTCCTATACTTACCATTCGGCTAGGTAAATTCCTAATACCATTAATAATATTATCTTTAAATTTTTGTGCAGCTTCTCTACCCTTTTGAGCAAAGCGTATGGCAAAAGCTATTACTTTTGCAATTGTTGTTAATAGAAAAGACCACACACGACCTGGTAATTGTTGTATAAACGTAACTACACTATGTAAGAATCTACTACCAGCTTGTTGTGCTTTACTTGCCATTTGTACTACCCAGTTACCAACTTTACTAATAGTAGTTGTTAACCAAGTCCACACTTTACCAGGCAATTGTTGGATAAATGTAATAGCGTTTTGTACAAATTTTGAACCTGCTTCATATGCCTTTTGTGCCATTTGTCCTACCCATAGTACTGCATACGCTACTACATAACATAACCAGTACCAAATAGTTGCAGGTAAATTACTAAACCAATTTCCTATATCACTTATCATTTGTGGAATAGTTTCAGTAAAGAAGTTTTGTAATGATTCTAAAGCATTACTGGCCATAGTTTTTATATTCTCCCATAAGTCAATCCAAAATTCTTTAAAACCGTCAATATTATTCCATGCCCATATAAAACCAGCTACAAGTGCTGCAATTGCTGCTACAACTAATACAATAGGGTTAGCTAATAATACTCCCCAAAGACTTTGTAATGCAGGTATTACAGTATCAACTATTACTGGTACAATTGTATCTAATAGAATAGATTTAAAAATTAAGAATGTTGTTCTTATTGTAGTAAATGCTCCTTTTAATATTCCTATTGCTTGTTTCATTTTTAAAAATGTATCAATAGCTTTACCTCCAATCCACAAAATCGGTCCAATGGCAGCTACCATTAAGGCGAATGATACTATTATTTGTTTTACGGGTCCTGGTAAACTTTTTAGCCAACGTACTAATAATGTAAGTCCATTAACTATCTTTGTTAATACTCCAGTGGTATCACCTAAATCATATTGTAATCCTTCCCATGCACTACTTAATTGTTTTAATGCCCCACTTAACGTACTACTTAATGTATTAGCCATATCTTCGGCAGTCCCGTCACTGTTTTTAAGTTCATTAGTAAATTTATCAATATTGTCTGCTCCTGTGTTACATAGAATACCCATACCCTTAATACTGTCTGCAGTAAATGTTGTCATTAATGCAGCGGTTCTTTGTGCATCTCCCATACCTTCTGTCGCTTTGTCTACATCTCTTATTATGTCAGTCATACTTCTAAAGTTACCATTAGCGTCCTGTACTTGTACTTTTGTATTCCCTATGGCTATTGCTCCATTTTTCATCTTTTGAGTCATATCTCTTATGATTGCATTTAAGGCTGTACCACCTTCACTACCTTTAAGACCTGCATCTGCGAATCTACCTAATATAGCAGTAGTTTCTTCTAAACTCATACCTGCATTATGTGCATTAACCGCACAGTTTTTAAATGCCTCACCTAACATTTCTGTTGTTGTGTTTGAATTAGCTTGGGCATAAGATAGCACGTCTGCCATACGGCCTGCTTGGTCAGCCTCAAGTCCAAATGCAGTTAGATAATCAGTTACCAAGTCGGATGCTTGTGCTAAGTCCATACTAGAAGCTGCCGCTAAGTTTAATACCCCTGGTAATCCATCTGCTGATTGTTGTGCATCCCAGCCCGCAAGTGCCATATATCCTAGGGCATCTGCGCATTCTGAGGCACTAAAGACTGTGGACTCGCCAAATTTCTTAGCGGTATCCTCTAACATTTGAAAATCTTTTCCAGTGGCACCTGAAAGCGCCTTTACTTTTGCCATTGAATCTTGGAATTTCATTTGTGTTTTTACAACACTTGCTCCCAATGCTACAACTGGAGCAGTTACTCCAGCTGTAAGTGCTGCACCAACAGTTGACAAACTTTCCCCTGTAGCCTTTAACCCACTAAAACTGTTTTGAGTTTGTTGCACTTGTTCTACAGCTCTATTTAAGTTACTATTAAAATCACTCATTTCCAATCTTAGGTGAGCAACTATACTCCCTAAATCTACCCCAGCCATATTATTCACCACCTTTATAAATTAAAAACAGTAGAACTACTGTCCTACTGTTAATTTTATTAGCCTAATAGTAAATCTAAACCCGGATTTTTAGTTTTACTTTCTTTAATATCTTCTATGAATGTTGGTTTTTTAGTTTTGCCATCTTTATCAGGTTGCATCATATTGTATAGATATGTTGCAGCTTCATCTATGCAATAACGACCATACACGTCATCTTCATCTATTCCTAATAGATCACTAGGTCTACATCCAAAAGTCTTAGCAGTAGAAATAACATTTAGTATCCTTCTACTTTGGAATAGAGGGTATAGCCGCATTCACATTTCCTTGTGCTTCACCCATTATTTGCATCTTTTGAGTATCTGTAATCACGTCCTTAATTTCTTCATATGTTGGCTCTACTAGACTTTGTTCACATACTAAATCTATTATTTCCATTATGTCTTTTATCTTATTTTCATCTTGCTCAAATAATTGCATTGCTTGTGCATTGTCCTTTTGCTCAAATAAGTCATTTACTGTACCTAATAAATTGTTAGGAAGTTTTCCACTCATCATAAGGTTTAATAAACTCGCGGGTTTTATTCTTACTGCTATTTTTTCACCCGGTTCAAATCCATCTATTTCAATTATTCTAGTGGCCTTTTTTCTAAACTCTCTGGCACTTATTACTTTTAACTCACTCATTGTATTCTCCTCCTATATACCTTATATTATTTTGCATCCACTGGTAATGTGTCTACAAATGTTATTTCTTTTATTGGTAACTTAGCTGCTGAGTTTTCTCTAGCTTTTATTTCAAACTCTGGAGCATAGAATCCGTCCCCTATTGTCATTGATGGGAATTTTCCTATACATTTATTCAATGTTATTTTAGCATAGTTTACAATAGCATCTCCTGAGTAGTTTGCTACGTATATATCCAATTTAAATGGTGCTCCAGTGAATCCTTCTGACATCATTGGTGTAGCAAATTTGTCGGCAGTGCTAGTATCACCTTTTGTTACTTTATACCCACCAACTAGTCCTGCAACGGTTGCATCAAATGTGTTATCAGTTAATTTTACATCATAACCATATATTAGGTCGTCTGTTCTAACAACTGCTAATATATTAGTATCACTTCTTAGGATATCTTCCTCACCTTCGCTAAGCACGGGTTCAAGTTCTGCCTTTTGAGCAGTTGTTATTGTAGCAGTTACCCCACTTGTTTTAGGTGTACCTTTTGCAGGGTCAAGTTCAGTTAAAACTACCTTTTTAATATTATATAGTATAGCCATATTATACTTACCTCCTATTCATTATCATCATAATTAAAAATTACTGGTGTTCTACAAGTTATAGAACACACATAACATCTTAAATCTTGATCATACATATCATCACTCATATCATGTGTAATTTCAATGCCCGCTAAATATAACGCTTTTCTAACCTTGTTTCTCAACGTATCTAGTTGTAGAGGACTGTGTGGAGTATAGATATATATAATCCAGTTATCCCATCCACAAAGAGTATTATCGAAACTTTGGTTAGCACTTGTTCTCATTATTATTGCAGTATCCTCTGTGATACGTGCAGGACGGTCGTGTACTGGCACTGTTTTAATCACGTCTTTTATTACATTATATATATTAAGTCTCGCACTCATTTTTTAACCCTCCTTTAAAACAAGTTTTGTATCATACCTTTAAAGTTATCGACCTCACTGTTCCTTGCTTCCTCTAATATTTTGTATTTATCATTAAAGTCCTTTCTTGTTTCTAAGTAGTACCCATAGTCCACGCCATGTGCAATGCTAATATCTAAATCATTCTCAGTTACTTTATATTTACCTTTTAACTTATTCTGTGCTGATTTAGTTCTATTAGTCCAAGGATGGTTAGCCTTAGCGTAAGTTTGCATATTCTTACTAATAGTACTACCTACCACCTTTAACTCAGCCTGCATAGTTTTATTGAAAGTTTTTATTTTATCATTAAATTCTTTAGTGTCAAATGTTATTGTATTCGCCATCTAAATCAACCCTTTCCAATGAAACTTGGTATAGTAGATTATAATGTACTACATCGCTTATTTCTATCACCTTGTAATAAGTATCTTCATAAACTATGAAGTCATCTTCCTGTAGTGGGAAGTCTTCCTCATATGTAGCATATAAGGTAGCATATGAATAACCTTTTATAATACCTTGGTTATTATTAGTTATGCTCTTACTTCTGCTACTGGAACTATTATCTATTACACATTGTAAGTCTTGTATATAAGACATTTCTTCCTTTAGTACTTTACAACCCATTGCATCCACTTGGTATATATCCCTATATATTGGTACTTGATAACCATAATTATTTATGGCATTCTGTACTTTTTTAATTACCCCGGCTTGGATAGACTGTCTATTGCTCATCTACTCTACGTGGCACCTTTCCTGTTAGGGAGGTTACTTTACTTTTGCCGGAGTCACTTTCGTATTGTTTTAAAAACATTGCAGCCATATTATTCCACATATCAGCACTGTTTTTTATTGTTATAGCACCTATGGTAATTTCATCTGCACTTGCTTTCGCTAAACAACATACATAAGCTAGTTGGTAAATGTTGTCATATATTTTAGCCATTTCTTCTAGTTGGTCATCTGTAAAAGTAGGATACTGGTCCTCTAATATTAAAACCTTTAAAGTATCAACGTCTACCATGTAACCACCTCCTATAAAAAAATTGGTTAGGCTAAGCCGTGTTAGCCTCGCCTAACCTGTATATATAAGGGAATACAATGAGCTATTTAATTATTTACCTATTTCAGCTTTATCGCTTACATCTATTACTGCACAATTGTCTATTGCTTCAAATGAAGGTATCATAACACAAGAAACAACAGTAACAACTTGTACTGGATGTTTTTCTTTAAATGTAGTAACAGTAGTACCATAAGCAGCTTGTGCAACTTGTGCATCTGTTCCTGACATTAAGTCAGATGCTTCTGGAGTAGTACCGTAAACAGTATTACCTAAGTTTCCACTTGGCATTAATACTACTTTGTTATCTGGTATTAATGCTACTTGTTCAGTAGCATGTGCTAAACCTGTTCCATGATCTAATTTACCAAATTTCTTGCTATATACATAAATTGATACACCAGTAACTTGTTCTATAAATGATTTCTTTTGTTGTTCACTAACAAAGTAATGCATTGTAGAATCATCTGGGTACATCATTTTTTGAACTGTATCACAATTTATCATATTTAAGAATGTGTTTCTATTCATAACTGCTCTTGAAGGTCTTATACCTGTTTTAAGTTCCATATCATCACATATATCAATTAAGTCCCTAACTGGATCAGCACTAGTTTTACTAGCTGGTAACCAAGCAGCTCTAATAGCTTTGTATAAGTTTGTCATACCATAATCATATACATAATGAGCTCTACCATCTGCACTAGCAACATCTATTTTACCAGTTGTCATTAATTGGCATCTCATTATTTCAGCTTGAACTCTAGCACCTTCTATTAATCTAGCAGCTTCATCAAATATTTTTCTTATTAATGGTAATGCTACAGTATTATCAGGATGAGCTAATAATAAGTTTAATTGTTGTCTATCTTTTTCACCAATTCTCATAGCTTCTCTAAAGAATGCCATTTCAGTAGCAACTGCTTCGAAGCCTTCTTTTTCTCTCATACGTGCTTTAACGTCGTAGTCACTTGGTTGTAATGCTACTGGAAGTCCGTTAGCACCTTTTAACCAGCTTATATCAGTTCCCATACTAGTTCTTGAAGGAAATAATGTTTCAGCGAAGTATGGTTCTTTGTTTAGTGGGTTTTCTTTTACGTATGCTGCGATTTCTTTCGCATTTATATAATCAAATAAATTTACATTTGCCATTTATAAGCACCTCCTATTTATTTACCACGTGGATTAAAGTATTTTTAGTGTCTAAGTTATCAGCTCCAACTAGTCTATCTTTTCTTACGAAACCGTGTACTAATACTGCCACGTTTATAGCCACGTCAGTTTCATCAAAATCGTCTAATTTTATAGTATTAAATACTATACCATTTCCAGTAGCAGCCGCAGTTGATGATCCAGCAGTAGCTGCAGTTACATTTCCATCTTCATCGAATGCTACTACTGTACCTTTTTTAAGTGTTTTTGCTCCCTCAAAATCATCATCAGCCACTGCCATTGTTTTTAAGTTAGCATAAGTTATTGTTCCTGGTAAATTTACATAATGGTCAGGAAATGCTAATATCTCTTTTTCAGGTGCTAATATTTTCTTACTTCTTAATTTTGGCATAAATGCCACCTCCTAATTTATTATTTATCATTGTTACCAAAGAAATAATTACTATCAACTTGTTGTGCTTGTTCACTACATTGTTTTCCTAATAGTGAACCAAAGTCGCCTTCGTGTGTAGTTTTACTACCAAAGGCATTTAGATTACTTGGTTTTCCAGGAGAACCAAGATTTAAAAAACCCTTATTAGGTTGTGATTGTGATTCTACATTATCGAATAGGTAGGCCTTGTCCTTTTGTAATGTAGTTAACTGGTCTGTTAATCCATCAACAGTACCATCATCTTTTAATACGACTTTTTCCATATCTAAGAATTTCAATAAGTCGTTTACATCTTTTGGTTTAGCTTCCGCTAATTCCTTATTTATGGCAGTTGTTAGTTTTTCTTTTTTAGCAGCTTCCTCCATGCCGGCAATTTTATCTTGTAGAGCTTTTACTTGTTTTTCCGCCTCAGTAGGATTTTTTACTTGCTTTTGTAAGGTATCTATTTCCTCGTTAGCCTCTGCTAACTCCGCTATCTTAGAATCTAAACGGTTTTTAGGTACATATTTATTATCCTTACCATCATCTATTAATACTTTACATCCCTGTTCCTCTAGGGCTTTTGTTATAGCTAATTCTACCTCAGCAGCATTATCAAGTCCTGCTAAAAATTCTCTTAATTTTCTTTTTGCCATACTTACCTCCAGTTTAACGTCCATCGACGATTAAATCATTGTTTTGGGAAAACAAAGAAAACATCATTAATACGAGGTTTTATGGATAACCAAGAACCTTTGTCATATCTATATATTAATTTTTACGAAAAAATATTAACTAAAAATAGACAATAAAAAAACACCCAACTGTTAGGTTGAGTGCTCTATTATCTATTTAGTTGTCTCTTTATCTTCTTCCTCTGGAGGATATTTCGCATCAAATTCCTCTGGTGTTAATGTTAAATCGGGATTATCTAGTAATACCTGGTGCATCATTATCCCTATACCATCTATAACATTCTCAAAGTCATCATAGCTTAGTCCTAATACTTGTAAATCTATTCCACGCTCAAACATCATTGCGTGAGCTAATTCGTGGTAAAATGTTTGTATTAAACTTTGGTCATCTTGTAGTGATGGGTCCAATTGTATCTCGTGAGTATACTTATCACATAATCCTAAACATTGTCTACCATTCAATATTATTGGTTTATCAGTTAATTCTACTTTATAATATACACTTCCAACTCTTACTTCCTCAGGTATTACCATACAAATCCCTCCCTATTTATAAAATATCTCTCCATAAGTTTTGCCACTCTGTATGCATCTATCAATTATGTCTATTATCTCTTGTTCAGTAAGTCCTTCTACATCCATTAATGGAAAGTGTTGTTCAAATTTGTCTAAATAGTTTTGTAATTTTTCTCTCATTCTTATCAACTCCTTACATATATAGTATAGAAAAACTTACTGATTTACTAACTAATAATTAACATCTTCTTTTAAATTAAATAATTCATATGCATCCTTTCCGGCATCAATACACTGTTGTATTTTGTCTTCATCAGGTCCTAGTTGAAAACTTGGAAAATAATCATCAAACATCTCATAATATTTCTCATCTAATTCTCTATATTTATCCACCATTTATTTCAGCTCCTTTAATTTGTTTTTTATTATTTCATTTAATCTTTTAGTCGCAGTCGGGAAATATTTATTTACATATTCTAAAGTTTCTTTATCACCATGAGCCTCACATATATTTGCCCATGCCTCAGATGCGATTTCATTCATTCTACCTTCCTCTGTGCCATTTCTATTCCAATATTTTTTACCATGTCCCCACATAACTCTACAATCACTATTAGATAAACCGTCTATAACGTCTTGTATTCCTTTTGTCTTATGGTTTTTAGCTAAATCACTGTAAAATAACTTAGCATATGATTTTTCGTCGGTAAATGTACGCGCTATTTCTGCATCGCTCATGTCAGGATATTTCTGTTTTACTAATTTCTTTTTAATTGCAGCATAATCATTAATTAATGCTTGTTGGAATTCCTTATCGTAGCTTAATCTACCAGTAGTTCTTCCATTACTGTCTAATGTAAGTAAGTTATCCATAGCATGGCCTGTTTCATGGAACCAAACCGCAAATTTATAATATTTATATTTTTCCACGTTTTTAAGTTCTTTATTACAGTTCATGCTTATTATTTTACTACCATTAGTGTAATATGCCTCATCTTTACTTGTTTCCCAGAATCCCTTTATTCCCTTACTCATTCGATAATACGCTTGTTGGAAGTGAGCAGGGAAATCATTTAACATAGCTTCTGCAGCTTCCTTCAAGTATTTAACGTCAGCACGTTTTTTCATACCATGTTTTAAGAAGGCATCTTTATACTCTTGCAATTGTTGTTCTGTAAGTTTATTAAACGCAGCAGTAGGAGTTTGTTTCTTAACAGTTTGTTTTTTAGGAGTTGCTGGCTTAACTGTTTTCTTAACCGGTTTAATTGGTTTAACTGGTTCAACTGGTTGCTTACGTCCTCCTAGTCCTTTATACTCAGGTATTTTGTCCATTGCACCACTATTAGGTTCACCATTGGCCCATGCTTTCATATCCTTCGCTATTTCCTCTGGTGTTGCCTTTTTACCATTAATCATCCACACTGGCTCTAACCAACACGCTCCGTTCGGGTGGTCAAGTGGTATATCTTCCTTGTCTATTATATATACACGGCCATCCAGTTCGTTGCATAAAGCACAAGTTCTACCTGCTTCGTGGTTACTATGCCATTGTACTCCGCCCATATAAGGATTAACTCTTTTAGTATTTATAGTTTCCACTTGTGCTTGATGGGTTATTGTAGTTCGTGCTAATCTTAGTGACTCGTAGTCTAGTCCACCACTATATTTTCTTGCATATCCACTACCTAGTTTTTCTCTTATTTTATTTCTACTCCATGTATGATGGCCACCCATAGCAAACTGTTTTAAGTTCTCAGCCATCTCAGCAGCTCCCATACCTTCAGCAGTACAACTAGCTACTGCATCTTCTATCTTTTCACCACTTTTACTAGCAGCATTCCACAACGTTTTATCTAGTCCTTTACCTTTTTCATATAGCTTACCCTGTACTATCTGTTCCACAGTATCCGCATTAACTATATCAACTAATTTATCCACTTGGTCTTTAATCTGTTGATATCCATCTCCCATTAATAGCTTCATCATTTGTTTATTTATATTAGCTAAATCATTAGCAACTGCACTATCATATTTCATAACTACTTTTAATAACTCATCATATATCTGTTGGCTATATGCAGCGGTTAAGTTCTTTATAGCCTTACTATCGCCATAAGCATTTTTAATTCCTCGATTAATTGTATCCATATAAGCCTTTTTATAAACTTGTATTATCTGTTGTTGTTGCTTTTTAGTTAGTTCCCTTGGTTTATTTCTTAATTGATCATTTAGTGTTTTTAGATACTCCTTCTGATTATCATTTAACTCATCTTCTGTTCTATCCATGATAAACTTTGTCTTTGCCATACCTCCACCTCCTATATAATTTATTGTATAAAAAAAGGAGAGGTTATTAACCTCTCCAATGTAGTTATTAAATTGAAGCTACAATACGTTGTGCTAATGGTCTTAATCTCTCATACCAACCAACACGTTCTTCATCTTTTATTTGTGTGCCATACATTTCAATATATAATTGTGTTACCTTTTGTGCCAAGTTTTCAAGTTCTTCCTTAGTTAATCGCTTTTCAGGTTCATTACCATGTTGATATGCTATTAAATTATTTTCCTTATAATAATGTAAAATATAATCCTGTTCGCTCATAGGTTTTAGTAATTCCCAATTTTCCCATTGTAGATTATCTATCCAAGGTATCGGATATACGTCCCCATCAAATACATCTTGCTTGTTGTATTGTGGTTTATGTTTATTAATTAAATATCGTTCAGCAACCATTTGGTTGGCTTTATTGTTAATTCTCACACATTTAATAGCAGCAACTTTATCATAACATTCCTGTACTAAATGTCCATCTTTTGTAAAATGTTCACGAGTTAATCTTGTTAATAATCTATTTGTTTTTCCAACATATATTATAGTTCCATATTTATCATAAAATAAATATAACCAAGAACCACTATATTTATTTTTCATGTCTTCCTTATATTGTTTATAGGCTTCCTTAGCCTCATTCATAGCTAAATTATGTTTTAAGTTCCAATTCTTCACTGTCTTACAATATTCGTAGTTTATATATTCTTCTGCATGCTCTTGTATTTCTTCTTCAGATAAAGTTGTAAAGTCCTCATATATTTCATTGAAAGTTATTTTCATATATAAAACCCCCCATAATAATTATATATCTTTTAACATAATTATAGTATATGGGAGGTTATTATGCAACGATTATTGTATAAAAAAGAGAGGTTTATTAACCTCTCTCATTTTTTCACACTTTTTATTTAGTCCTAACCTATAAATTATAGTACCATTTTTATTAAGTGTCAACACTTAGTCTATATAATTTTTATATTTTTCTTTTAATTCTTTACCTCTCTTAGCTATATCACGTCTAAGCTCTGTTATTGCATCCATATAATCTTTTTCCTTTTTATTTACTCTATCTTGTATCTCTTGTGGTACAAATCCACGTATTTTAATTTGTTCATTTACATCATATCTATTCTTATATTGGATCTTTGTAAAAGTTTCTAAGAGATCTTGTAGTTGTGCCATCTCTCTACGTAGTTGATTATCAGTTACTACAGTTACATACTGTTTACCACATCTACATTCAAACCCTCTAATAATTATACATCCTTTTAGTAGCATTAATTCTTTTTCTCTTGGGTAAAACTCTCTACCACATTTATCACATTTAGCTTTAAATTTCAGTTGTTTTTCCCCTTTACGTCCTTTAGTCCATCCACCTTGTTTACTCATATCAATCAACCTCCCAAATTTTTTATTCTATATATAGTATAGAAAATTATTCAGTTTTGCTAATTGATCCATTTAAATCAGCCATACTATTTTGTGTCATATTAACTTTATCCATCTCATCTAATATCTCATCAAATTCTTTATCAGCTTCCTCAGCACTACCAAACTCTCTAATATAACTTTGTTTACTACGTACATTGGCTTCTACTTCTTTTATTGCTATTGTCTTAGTATCAACTTCATCATCTGGAATTGGATAGTTGTGGTCTAAATCTAGGCTGACTTTATATTGCATAGCTTGGTTGATAGAAGGATCATCTGGATATAAATTACTCTTTAATACGATTTCCTCAATTAATTTTAGCATCCATAGAATAGCTTCATCCCATGCGGACCATTTTTCTTCACAACGTGTAATAAGGTCATCATATAACATACGTAACGCTTTACCACTTGCTACATTAACTAGTGATTCTGGTAGTGGTTGTTCCATACATTCGTACATATCTTTTTTCAATCTCTCAAGATAAGCATCTGCTGCACCTTGAAAGGTGAACTCGCTACCGACCTTTTGTATAGATGCTTGTTTATAACTACCATTTGCACTACCCATTCCTAAAGATGTATCTGTTTTAATATCTAAGATTGCCCCGGGTGCCACTACTATTCCTTCAATAGAAGCACTGTCAGCATCAATAAAGGCCGTTTGGTCAAACATTGCAAATCTTAAACTGTCTCTATAATCACTAATAGTTTTGTTATAGTCCATTTGCATATCCATTAAATCTTTTACATCACTACGTCCTCTAATATCTCCTGTAAGTCCATCATTAAATATAACTGTACATGGTATGCAGCTTAATCCAGTATTCCACTCACTACGTATTTCCACTTGTTGCATTTGTTGTTCATCTTGTTGTTCTCCTGCAATACTACTATTAAGTATGTTTGGTACTTCTGCATAGGCTATTGTGTTAGTACCGTCTACTACCATATATGTACACCAGCATTCTTCGCCTCTCATTTCATAGATCCATTTATGCCATCTTTGCTCATTTTGTAGTTTACCTACTGTGCTCTCATCTTGGTAAGCTATTTGCACTTTGATTAACTTATCACAGTCATTTGGGTCATATTCATATAAGAACTCTGGCATTGTGTAAAATCTAAATTTAATTGGGGCATTGTCTATTGGATTGCCATAATCGTCTACATCTAACATTAATGCTAATAATACACGTTTACCAATAACACAATCCATAAATGCTTTACTAAACTTATTCCAAAACTTTCCATCATCTAATATTTTTTCATAGGCAATTCGTTTATCATCCACCAACGTTGGATCAGTGCCATCTACGCTCTTTACTACTATTGTAGGTGGAACACTAGTCATAAATCTTCCTTGTTTTTTAAGTAGCTTTTTAGTTAAGTTTCTTATCTCTCTAGTTGGTCTATAATCTCTGTCTTTTACTGCCCATAGTTGGCCAGTTGCATCTTCTAAATCATCTTCTAACTGTTCAGGTCTACCTTCGTAGAACTCATAGTACGCTTTAACTTGTTGTAATTCTTCTAAGAATCTTCTATCTGTACTGTATAGTCCTACTAATGCTCTATCTATACTATTGTATAAACTCATTATTACCTACCTCCTTTTAATTTATTGCACCTTTACCGCTTAGTACCTTAAGTGCATCATCTAATGTTCTATAATTAATACTATCTGTCATTACTGCATAACGTATTTTATCCATGGCATGGTCATTCATCTTCAATATTTCTTCCACGCCTTTGTCCAGTTTATCTTCGTCCCAACAATAGGACCCAAATTCTTCTATATCACTTTTACAACTTGGGTCTAGTGTTAGTTTATCTTGATTCAATAAATAACTGACTAGTTGTATTCCTAGTTCTACGTTGTTCTTAGCTGGTACTACCTTGATATGATGTCTTTGGAAAAATTTATTCTTCTTTACCTCTACTATTAATGGTGCAGCACTCGGGTCAATTGTTATGTATTCTGGCATTACATTATTCTCCTGTATAAAAGCAATTAAATCTGTCACGTACTCAGCAACAGTCTTTTGTCCTTCTTTTCTACCATTATGATAATAACTTGCTATTTGGTGATATCTCTTTGTAGGAGCATAGTAACCAAATATACCAAATGTCGTAGCATTCTGAATACCAAAGTCAGCACTAATAAATATTCTGGTCCAGTTAAGGCTTAACTCTTTAGCATGTCTATCTGGATCAAACATTGGATATATAACTCCATCTGCCATTACCCATAATCCTAATATAAATCGTTTGTAGAATACACCACTATACATTGATTTATATCTCTCTATTACCTCTTGGCTTAGACTTAAATTATCTTCCATTGTGAAGTGTATATGTAAGGCCTTTCTTTGTTCGCACTTCTGGATCCACTCCTGATTAAACCAGTGGAAAGGACTATCAGGGTTACAGTTAAACCAGAACTTAGCTCCTGTTACAGAACAACGAGCAGTAGCTTGATTGACAAATGATTGTGGCATTAAAGCTACCTCATCAAAGAATACTCCTGCTAATGTTATCCCCTGTATTAGGTCTTGGGAACTCTCATCCTTTCCACCGAATATATAAAAGTAGTTTATTGCTTTTCTAATATTGCCATTCTTTGTTTTCCATGTTCTACTAATAGTTAATAGGTTCTCACTTCTATTGTCATGCACCATGTAGCCTCTACTTAGTAGCATCTGTTTTAATGGTTGTACAACATTACGTCTACAAGAGGCTATTGTCTTACCACACAGTGCAAAGTTCATACCATTATATTTCTCTGTGGCCCAGTTAATATAACTAAAACTCATACAAACTGTTTTACCACTACGTACTGCTCCATCACATATCAATGCAGTATTATTTTTATACTTAGGGTCCAACCACCAAGATAATACTTGTATTTGTTTTGAGCTAAATGGTTTCCATCCAAATGGTACTACCTTATTAATCTTGCTCATAGTCATCACCTTCATTGATACGTTTTAAAGAATCTGCTAATATTGCTACAAAGTCATCTTGTACGCTTTCATCACCACCAAGTCCTGCAATAGCTTTTTTAAGTTCCATTTGTTCATATTTCATTTTTAATTCCATTGCTTCCTTGAATGGAATAGTACCAGTACACTCATCTAGGAATGTCTTAATAGCTACCATATTCTGTATCGCTTGAGCTAATTTAAAGTGAGATATCTTACCCTCTTTATCCAAGATGCTGCTACTATTGTCTACCATTGATTGCTCCCATAGACATAGTAGCTTATATCCTGCTTGATAATATCTATCTACTAATTCCTTATTAGCATCTACATACACTGCTTGGCATTTATCTAGTGCTAATTGTTTTGTTGCTTTCCTTTTCTCAGCCCAACCTTCACTATGTATTAACTTACTTAATGTACTATTGCTTATATTCCACTTATCACATAATTGCTTATGAGTCATATTAGCACAATAGTCTAAGAATAATTGGTCAATCTCATCTCCTGTTAATTTTGCCTTTCTTGCCATCTAATCACCTACTTTCTGTAATGCTTTGGAGTATTGTGGTAATGTTTTATTTCTACCTCCCCATCAATTCTCCTTTGTATTTGCTCTTTATATTTCTTACTATTACTCAATCTTACAAGGCTAACTAAAAAGTATTTATTAACTTTCTTTGGTACCTTATTGTTTATTATGCAATCAACTAAGTACATTGCTTGTTTATAACTGTGTATGTGTGTATGTCCTTCATCCCACTCCTTCTTCGTATTATATACTACAAATTCATCATGTTCCTCTCTTTGGAATACTACCATATATTTCTTAGCAAATACTTTTTTCATTTGGACCATCCTCCTATCACAAATTTATATTAGTTATTCTTAGTAATTATTAATGTAAGAATTGCTATTTTAAGACTTATTTTAGTACAATTAATAATCATTTAGGACTTAATTATATAGGTTTATTGTACTATTTGTATTAAAAAAGAGTGATTAATGTACTATTAACCACTCTATTTGATTGTTATTTAGTTGTTAAATGTTCAGTTTGTGTAATTACTTCTTTTGTTAATGCATCAATTACCTCGGGTATCTTATTAGGTTCTAAGTGTTCCTTTTCTACTAATGCTTCTATTACTTCTAATACTACTAGTGTTGCTTCTTCCATTAGTTTAATTGGATCACCTTTTAATACTATCTTATCGTTCTTAATTTTTATCATATTATTTATCCTCCATCTTTTCATATTTATCTATCATAGCATTAAGTAAATTGTCCATATCTATTCCTACTTGTTTTGCTTCTTTTTGTAGTTGTTTCATTTCTTCTTGTGTCATTATATGATCATTCATTACTGGCCACCATTTTTCTATTAATTCATTTGTTGCATATATTTCCCATGTTAATTTATCCATATCTATTCCTAATCCTCCTTTTATAATATCATTTACAGTTATTTCTTCCGCCGCCACTTTTGGCTCCTCTTGTGGTGGTTTTATATGTTGTACTGTAGTTGTTGTATCGTCAGTATATTTATGATTACATTCTACAGCTACTTTTGTTGTTTGAGCTATTGTGTCTATCATGTCAAACTTAGCATTTAATGTATTAACACCCGGGCTTAATTCATTTTTATATTTCTCTACAATAGCATTTATTACTGTAGATTGTAATGCAGTTAGTTCAAATAATAAATCTTGTAGTTCACCTTTTACTAATGCCCCCTTATTCACTATTTGTACTCCATCTTTAGTATCCACTGTTATTTTAATCATATTATTTCTCCTCCTCATTTTTAACTTCTATAAAATATATATTAGTATTCAAAGTACTTAAACTTTGTAATATGTAGTTTAAATTTTCTAATGTAACATCACGATATATAAAACAGTTCATGCCATTATTCTTGTTTATTACCCTTACTCTATATTTCATTATTTATCCCCCTTACTATTTAGTTCCTTCTCCATTGCTTCTGCTGCTTCTTTAATGTGTTGTACTGCTGCAAAATCTGTATAGTCTTTTAAGACTACATCCCTGTAGCCCATTAATAGGGCTACTAATTCATATTGTGATACTAATGGTTCTTGATGTGGTGTTACTTTCATTTTTACAAATGCTTGAACCTTTCCATTAACTGGTTTTAATTTACTTTTAACTTTAATCATATATTTGTACCTCCCGTTATTTCCTTCATTTATTTACTTATATATAGTATAGAAATAATGTTGTATTTACTAAGTACATATTTAATTATTTTCTACTGGTTCACTAGGTGATTCCTCAACGTCGTTGTCATTTTCTATAGATTCTTCTTTTTCATAATCATTATAGTGTACTCCTTGTTCATCTAATTCCTCTTGTGTTATTACATGGTCATGATGGTCCCAGTAGTTATAATCTCCATCCCCTGAGTTATCTCTTTTTTGTTCAAATTCAGGTGTTAAGTTACCGTTTTCATCATTTATTTGTGTTCCGTCAGCATCATATCTAATGGGGTATTTACCTTCATTAGCTTCGTCTTCAGCTTGGTGTTTTCTCTCTTGTTCTTTAGCTTCTTCTTCTAAATGTCCACCATGTTTTTTAATTAATCCTTTTTCATACATTTCATCTTCTGTCATATCGTCTTGATCATCTTTAGTTTGTTTTTTAGGTTGTTCTTTTTTAGTAGTGTTATTAGATTGTTGTTTTTGATTGTTTTCTATTTGTTGTGCTCTCTCTTTAGTTACTTTTTCTTGTTTAACATTACCATTTTCATCCACGTATTTAATAGTTACTGTGTCATCATCTTTACTGTCGTTACTACTACATCCAACCATTAAACTTGCACTTAAAATACCAACTAAACCTAAACTCATTAATTTTTTCATCATCTTATTTACCTCCATTTAAACCTTTTATTTTTTTAGTAGTATATTGTTGCTCACTTGTTTTGTAAGCAGTTAAGAACTTATTATTCTTGTCTACTACTATTGTAGTATAATTCATTGTGTATATTAATTTATGACTTTGTTTACCTGGTACTACATCTTTTATACCAGTTTCTAATGCTTCTAATATTTTAGTTTTATTAAGTCCGTGCTTTTGGTAACTGTGCAACAATTCCATTTTACCGAAGTTTATATCTAACATTTCCCCCAACCCCCTTATTGGGAGCTACCTATTTGGTAGCTCTATTTATTTTATTCCAAGTTTCTCCAAATACATCTTCTCCAAATTTACTGATCCAAAATGATCTAAATGGTTTGTAATTATTTTCTAACCAAGCATTTATTTTATTGTCGTCTTTACTGTTGTAAACTACTTGACATTCATTTATCATTACATATATCTCTTGTTCTAATCTTCTTCTATCTTCAAGTTCTTGTCTTAATTGAGCACTTTCTAATCTTAAACTTTCTAATACTTTCATGTTTTCTTGTTTTTTAGCTTCTCTTATTTGAGCTTCTACTTTAAATATTTTTCCTTCTATTTGGTTTATCTTTAACATAATATCTACCTTCCTTTTCTTTTTTTCTTATCTTTTATTAACATAATTATACATCTACTTATATAATTAATCAAGTGTTTTCTGAAAAAAAATAAAAAAAAATCCCACATTTTTTTATGTGGGACTGTATTCTCTATAAGTCTAAGCTATCAAGTGTATCTATAAGTAAGTTCACATCATCTACTACCAACATAAATTTTACATGAGCAGTATCATTATTTACTGTTACTGTACGTAGTGAGCAATCTACTTTATTATCCTTTAATATGGTCATTACCTTGATTAATTCATCCATTGTTAACTTATTCAATCTTTCATATACCTCATTTGCCATACTATCATCTCCTTATTGGTTTTTATATTCTCTTTCCGCTAACCATAGTAAACAATAATTAGCTAAATCTAATATAGTATCATCAATCTTCTCGTCCTTTACTTTTTGCTCTGGAGCATTTGGATCACATAATGTCATTAATCTATTATATTTATCTGTAATTCTTACTAAGAATGATATATCACCGAATTTTTCATAAGTATCAGCTACGCTATTACCGTAATCATTATTTTTGTTTTTATAAGTTTCAGCTAAATTATTTAGTAGATAGTCATATATAGTTTGTCTAGTTATTTTAGTTTGTTTTGCCTCCTTATCGGGTATAAATGGTTCTACCATGTCTTTATTCCATGCAAAAGAATTATTATTATCAGCTAAATATAAATCACCGTCCATATCTATATCTACTATGTTATCAATTTTACCTCTAAATTTTAGCATAGGCTCATTAACATTACATTCTCCATATTTTTCACCCGCTTGTATACTCTCTCTTATTTTAACTAAATCACCTATTTTATATTCCATATTATTTCTCCTCCTTTAACTTTTTCACTTCAACTGTGCAGATAGTGTCATTATGCCATCCTCCATGTGGCACTAATAAAATTCGTTGAATTTCAAATCCATTTGTTTTTCCTATTCCCCCACTATTCCATCCAAATGTTATTACTTTACCATTAGGTTTTAGTATTCTTGAAATTTCCTTTTTATGCTTAGACCAATAACTTGAATTTGTTGTTTTATTCGTAACTTCATAACCAAAATGTTTATAACATTCACTAACCTGTCTTGGTGAATATGGAGGATCATATAATACCCCGTCAACAGAATTATCTTCAAACATTTTTAAAAACTCAAAAGCATCCATATGATAATCAGTATCGAACTCTGGATTTAAATCATTAGTAATAGTTGCTATTTTATTTTTATTAGCAAAGGGATCTATCCATAAACCATTTAACACTTCTTCTTCCAACAGTTTCTTTATGGGAATTACATCAAATGTATTTTTATTTGGCATTCCCCATACTCTTTCTATTTTTATTTCCATATACACCACTCCCCTATTAATACTTATTTTTCCTCCTTTAAATAGTTGTCTAAGAACTGACATAAGTTTATTTTATTCCTATCAGTATAAACAATGCAGTCAAAACATAAGTGGCAAAACTCACATTGTCTATGCTCTTTTAACCTTTCAATATTGCAGGGCGCTAAGACCCTGCTTTCTATTTGTTCATTAGTATAATAATATTCGTTCATTTATTTTTCCTCCTTATATGTTAAATAACCACAACCTAATGCAGTTGCTACAATAATTCCTAAGCTAACAGGTAATGAAAATCCAGCTATAATAGTACAAGCAGTTATTCCTCCCATTGTTACTACGTCAGCAATAATTGTATTTTTACTCATTATCTGATCCTCCTTTACTTAATATATACTGCATATAAGCTAACCTACAGTCCGCAGTTTCATATTGTGTTAGGGGACAATCTTTACATCCCCTAGTTTTTCCGTCATACATACTATCACAAAATAATTTTACTCTATCTGTTAGGTCAGCTATTAATTCTCTATCACTTTTATTTTTTCTTCGGCTCATATAATCCACACCCTTTCAATTCTGGGCAGTACCCTAATTTTTTACATTGTGGAACTAATAATTCTTCATATCTTGGCTCAACTGCAATTACTTCTTTTACCATTTGTTGTACTAAATAATGTATAGGTAATTCAGCTCTATTACATAATCTTACATTTGCTAAATGTATAAGACCTTCTATGTTTACTGCAAAGCTACAAGCACTCGCTACTCCTATCGGTACAAAAGTTCTTGCTATCTCGTTTGCACGCTCTTTACTAATACCCTTTTGTCTCATCCTTTCGACTGTCAACTGATAACTAGTTGCAGCATATTCTTCACTCATATAATGGTCCCTAACTAGTAATGGGTCCTTTATTATGTCGGGTGCAGCATATACATCCATTTTACCTTTTGTAACGTATCTTAAACTTTGTACATTTTTTACTACACCTACTTCATGTCTTACTAGTTGATCTATCGTGAAACGTGGTATTCTTTGTAAGTCAAATACAAAATATAAATGTCTACTGCCACTTAAATGCCCACTCTTTAAACAGTGTAATCCTACTTTTTCCGCTTGTTCTTTTGGTGTATCATAACATACACAAGCAAATTCACCATGTTTCTTTATAAATTGTGCTACCTCTTCTTTGTTAACTAAAGTTACTTTAAACTCTTTTTCACCAAACATTATCTAGTTACCTCCTCATATTCTTCTTTTGTTATATTTACAACATCACCACATCTAACACATCTTACAAAGTAGTGAGTTGGGACTAATAACATTAATATAGCTAATATAAAACATATTGGAGCAGCTATCCAACCAAGTATTGGTATCCACATCATACAACCACCTGTTAATAAAAATATTAAACTATAACTTCCTCTACCCATTTTACAATATTCCACATCACCATTACATTTTTTACATTTACGTCTTGTCATTTATTTCCCCTCCTTCAAACTCTTTTTAATATCCTTTTCCAGCTTGTTTAATGTATCTAATACTGTTCTTAGATCTTTTAATTCTGTCTCTAATATACCTAATCTTAAACAGTCAACTAATGCCTTCTCTAATGTCGGATAATATCTTTCTTTTGTTGTATAGGTGCCAACCTTAGTCTTATAAGTTTGAATTAATACATAATTTTTATCCTTGTCAGTAGTAATTTCAAATTCTTTATTTATTTTCAT